AGAGCGAATGCATATTTTATAAAAATAAATCTGTGATATAAACCTATACATGCCTAGGAAAAGACGTAAAAGAATCGCAACTGATGTATCTCCCGATATACCTTATCCGAGAGTTAGAGTGGAGTGGATTGACTGTGTCAGTGACTCTGGCTGGGCTACCGATAAAGAGTTTGATAGAATGAAATTAGCACGTCCTGTTAATGAGGGTTGGTTATATTCTAAAGATAATAAATCTGTAAAATTATTTGCATCTTACGATAAAGATGAAGATGGAATTACTTTTGGGGATCGGACGATGATTCCTCGGGCTTGGGTAAAGAAGATTCAGAAACTTTAGATGGAGGAGTTACATTTATTAACTGTCCGTAATCGTCTAAGATCTGTTTCATTTTTGCTTCTAGCTCTTGTTCTGATAGGTCCTCTAGTTTTCCTGTCTTTATTATCTTTCTATCTATGTATAGTCCTGCTGCTTTTCCTCTGTTTGCTTCCGCGTTCACTGCTGAAGAGAATGATCCTTTTTTCAAAGCGGCTTCTCTAAGTCTTGCAAGTTCAGCCACATGTCCTTCGTAAGTGACCTCATGTTTTTTAAGTCTTTCTTCTTTTAACTGACCAATATATTTGACAACTAGTGGTGATAGTCTAGGATTGCAAAGTTCTGATCCTTCTTGTCGTGCACGTTTAGGACTATAACCAGCAGCAAGCGCTGCTTCCGTTTGAGTCATTGGTCCCTCTGGCCCACCGAATACTAAAAACTCGGCAAACCTTTGTTGCATTTCTGTAAGTCTTTTTGGTAATCCCATGATTGACAATTTAAGGTAACTATCCTATAAAGTCAATAATGTTTGTTAAACATCTACAGGAATACTTAGATCAATTTACTAATGGTAAAAAAGGAAACGCAGTTTCTAATGCTACCATCTATATGCAAATAGGTGGACACTTAGAAGAGATTAGAAGAATTGAAGTGCAAGAGTCAAATATTATTGGACAACAGTCTGTTCGTGTAGTATTAAAACCAGCAGATAGCAAAGTAATTATCGCTCCTACTAACCCAGAATAGAAAGCCCTAGTTACCTTGAAACCAGAGCGAAAATTATATGCAAAAATTAAAAAATTTATACCACAAATATCTTGGATTAGACTTGAAAATAATAGCTTACTTGGTACTCCCGATCTATTGGGCTGTAATACTTCTGGCCACTTTTTCACAGTAGAACTTAAAGTTACGAAGGGTAACAAGGTACGTCTCTCACCACATCAAATTAGCTTTCATGTGAAGCATCCACACAACACATTTATCATGGTCCAGGCCCTCGGTTCAGGTACCGTGAAACTTTTTCGTGGAGATCAAATCTTGGAGCTTGCAGCTTGTGGCTTGGAGCTTGAAGCTTGTTGCTTGTCGCTTGAAGCTTGTGGCCTGCTGTTCGAGTCGCTTGGAGCTTGAGGCTTGGCGCTTGCAGCTTGTTGCTTGGGGCCCGGACCAGAACGAACGCTATCGTCAGCCGTCGCTTTTGAATTGCTAATTGTCTGGTCCAGATTATTACGTAGCTTGCGTAATTCTTTATAATATTTTGGGTGATGCCACATTTTAATGTTTACCGTATTTTATAATTTTTATTTCAGGATTCCAGCAGTTTCTACAGTCTCTGCATTCATTGTCTTGTTTTGCAGCGGGACACGTCGCGCCAGCTGTAACAACCTCTGAGCTGTTAGGCCACGAAACAGGCGCCGCTTGGTCTACCATCGGCGCGCTGAAACGTATGACTAAATTGTCTGGCTTGTCTGACAGGTGGTCCTTTATCCATGCTTCTCTGGTCGGTAACCAATGACGCTTAGAAGGTGTCAACCTGCAGACACTGTAAATTTTTTTCAAATGATCCAGATCTTGTACATCTCCTGAGTCATGCCATCGAAATACATCTGGCTTTTTGCTGTTGATCAGGTGAGCCATTGCCTGGACCCAGCTCGGCCGTTTGATGGCTGCCAGCCTTCGATACTGTGCATCCTGCACAACCTTGAAGACGTAACAACCCTTGAGCGCGTAACAATCGTAACACACTGAGCCTGGGACCTTCTGAAGCTTGCCGCCGGTCTTGCATTCTTTGGCAGGTAAACCAATTGACCAGCCAGGCATTTTTGATGGCTTGCTTAGGCTGCCTCCTATAATTTCTAAAGCTTTCTTTGTTTGCATATGTCCTTTATAATCCTATATTCTGTATTGTCAAGCTTGAAGCTTGCAGCTTGCTGCTTGTAGCTTGCGGCCCTGCTAAACTGAACGCCCGAAGGACTTACAACAAGGTGCACGCAGGACCACCTGACCAGCTGTCGCGCAACGTATCATTCTCAATTACTGCTTCTGCTTATTGATACGCCAGTAATCACATTTAAGTGTCGTTCACACTGATCCCTGGTCCCTGAAGCCAATCATCGTAGCTACAATGGAGCGCTTCATTCAGAGACCAGGGATCAGTAGGGCTGTCCGGAATTAGTACACCCTCCTACTGATCCCAGGTCCTATCTATGTCGCGCGTACCACCTAAGGCAATGAATAGGACCAGGGATCAGTTCTAGCTGTGCCTACACGCGCGTACTTTAACACAACCAGAAGTTGTCCCTATAAATTAGAACGAATGGGAGAGATAATCCCAAAACTAATTTATATAAATCCAATATAATACTTGACAATCCTATTGTCAAGTGCTAATTTCAAATCATGCAAAAAATAAATACAGAAAGAGGTAGCATGACTAAAGAAAAGAAAATAACACTTAACGCAGAAAAGCGAAAAGTGATTGCAGATCAATTTCAATCTTTTTATGAAGATAAAGTAAAAGATAAATTGGTACAAGCAAAAGAACAATATGATCTTATGCGTGAGAAAGCAAAAGAGAAGATTGAACAAGTTGTAAGATATCATCAACCACAAGAGGACGTTGATACAATTAGAAGAATGAGAGCAAAATATAATTCTTCTGGTGGCGAATTGTATGAAGATAATTGTTTCTATGTTGAAAGACCAATAACTAAAGTTGATGATGAGGGTAGAGAGTATGAAAGCAAAGACGAAGTTCATGTAAGATTTAACATGGGTAGAAAATTTGCAAGAGCATATTATCGAGATGAATTAAAAGCAAAGGGATTAAACCCAGATTATAATTTGTCTATTGATAATGATTACTCAAAAAGAAATCCAAAATATTATAATGATGAAAGCGCAGTAAATACTTATTTGGGTTTCAGCAATTCATCTAACGAAGATAAATCTATAACTAAACCTGTTGCAAAATGGGAAAGTGATTTTAAACTTTGGACAATCGGTTCTAGTTATTGTCATTCAAGACAATTTAAAGTTGATGAAAACACATTAAACTTTTTTAAGATGTATATTTCTTCTGCTGATAATGTAATTAAAGAACATGAACAAATGTATAGTTATGTTGAGGGCAAAATGAAAACTTTAAGATTAGGTTTAAAATCTTACAGAACATTTGACCAAGCTAAAAAACTTGCAGATAAAGTTGGAGTTGTTTTAAATGAAACAATGATGAATGAAAGTTCTAGTTTGGCTTTATCAATTTATAGTCCAGAAAATCTGGCTAGTCTTTTGGAAGATAAAGAAGTTCTTACAAGAGAACAAAAGATTGCTATTGCAAGACAACAAATGGCACAACAAAGTGTAAATTAACACTTGACAGGGACTATTCTATAATATAGGATAGTCCCATAACAGAAAGAGAGAAATATGACTAAAACATTTTATATAACTTACTGGGCAAACAAGCATAAGAAACACATAACAAGACGTGGCAAACATGATGAAAAATCTAGATATGGAACATCTAAAAAAGGTGTGCCTTATTATGTTTATTATGACCTAGACGCACATGGTTATAGAACTGCAAACACAAGTTGGAAAGTGAGGCATTAATGAAATTATTTTTAATGTTGTTTGGGTTTGTATGTTTAAATGCCGGAATAATTTTGGCAATACATTTTGACTTTACTATTGGACTAATAGTATCGGCATATGGGTTTTGTACATTTATGTTAATGTTACCAAGTAACAGGGGCAGACATGAGTGATTATAATTGGTGCCATGGTCCAAAGTGTCATAAACATCATACACAGGATAGAATAAGAGGTGTCAAAGGTTCAAAGGTTTTGAGGACCAGAAAGATTGCCCAGAATAATTGGAACGCGAGAAACATGTGGTCACATTTTTGTAGTCAAGGTTGTTGGAATGAGTTTGCCTTTGCACATTGGGACGAGTTTATTAACCTACACCCAAGGACCGAGGCGCTAGAAACACCAATAGATGTAGTTGTGGAAACTAGACAAGATTGGCGAGGCAATGACTATAAAACAAAAGTAATAAAAGAGGTTGACAATAACTCTAATCCATGAGAATATAGGATATGACAGACAATAAAGACTATACAAGACGAAACAGATTCAATGGTGAGACTGTTGAATTAACTAAAGAGGAAGCAGAAATACATGACCAGGTATTTTATCACGAGGCATTAGAGCAATGGGATAAGATGCTAAAAGCAAAGGACAAGTTTAGCAGACTTAATCCTAAAGCATATATGGTCTTACTAGACTAACTCTCTACCCCTGGCCCTAACGGGCCATC